AATAAGTAGAGCACATGCATTTCTATCGACAAGCCAAGGATCAGCCATGGTCGGAGGTAACCTTCGCCTTTCAAACCTTACAGGTGAAGCAAGTAATGTTGGCAAAACTGCTACTGTTTGGATCACCTGTGATAATCAATATAAGCTTTATCACAACGATGCTTTAATTGGAGAGGGTGCAGATTGGCAAAACCCACAGTCGCATACCTTTATAGTTACTGGTAACGATCGAATAGGTGTAGAGGCTATTAATACTAGTGGACCATACGGTCTATGTTACGTAATAATCGTTGATGGAAAGGTTGTTTTTGAAACAAATAAGACTGATATTAAAGCATCTGCTGGACCATTCTCAACTGGTTGGAATGTAAGCAATAATTTATTCAACTTCGGAGGTTCTATACCAGTAGATGGCACCTTTCAAGTAATTAAGCAGAGTCTTATCGCAGCTGTCCCTGGAGGGGATATCGGATCTGCTGAAGTTATTTGGATGCCTGACGGCACAGAACTTAACCGAACGTATTTTTTCCAAGGTAGATTTCAAGAGGTTACTGATTCATCATACCAAAAGGGAACAAATCTTAGAGGATCTGCAGCTATTGAATTTATTGAAGGAAGTAATAGCACGGGAGAAATTAAGTTCTTAAGAGCAAATGACACTAATGATGCTAATTATACTGTAACAGAATCTGGCCGGTTCGATGAAAATGGTCGTTTCGGTATTGGTGTAAGTAATCCAACCCAAGCACTTGACGTTAGCGGAAATATTAAAAGTTCTGGCACGATGTTCTTGACAAATGACGGCTATCCACAACTAGTATTATCTGATGCCAATCAGCAAACAAGAAGATTCGGTATTTGGAAAGAAAACACAAATGATCAGTTAGCGATTGGTCCTCAAACTACAGCAGGTTCAGGAACACCTGCTATACGAGTTTACCGTAATGCTACAGTAGATATTCTTAAAGGTGGTAAAGTAAACACGGTTTTAAATGATGCTAAGGCTCTCGTTAATAGAGGTTGGGTTGAGGCTGCGATCTCTACAGGTGGTTTAGTTAATATCGGTGGTTCAGATGTATTTCAAGCAACTGGAAATATTTCTTACTCTAAAGGTGTATATAACTATATTAAGTCACCTTTAGGCAATTCTATTCCAAAAGTAGGCGCAGGAAATCATTCGCATGGTCAACACTTTGCTGGTATTTTAACATCTACAAGTGGTTCTGATGGTGGTGGGTTGTTCCTTGATGTTACTGATACTAATAACGACGAACACGCTTTATCGATTTACAATACATCTCAAGCTATCAATAAAGAAGTATTTCATATTAGATCTGGAACAGGTGACACATATTCTGCGGGTGATATACATGCACGAGGCGGAATTGCATCAGAAACTAAATTGGTGATTGGCGATAGCAATGAATATTGGACAGTAGAAAAGAATAACACTGACTTAAGGATTGCTTGTAGACGTGCCGGAATAACAAAAACTGCTTTAACCGTTGCTCCAAACGGTCAAGTAAGTCTTAAGAAAGAAGGTACATCAAACGATCATCTTATTACTAAAAAATATGTAGATGATAAGGTAGCTGCTGCAACTGCTGCAGCAAGCGGGAGCTATAAAATTGTAAGTGGTAGAAATTATGCTAATAGCTTTACTAATATAGTTGGGAGTTGGAGTAATAGTGCAAACTCGTTTGATGTATATCCACCAACTGGGTTTATTATGTCAGATTTAGAGGCATTTCTACCTTCTATACATGTCATTCATTTTAACGGCGGTGTTAATTATGATGACTCAATTAGGTGCACTCATTCGGTTTTATCAGATAGAATTAGAGTTTACGTACAAAATACTGAACAAAGATCAAAACCAGCTGCCAATTGGATAGCTGTGTGGAATAAATAAATAGAATTATGTATTACGTTTGTATAGAAGATAACCAAGTAACATCAATAGTTGATTATGAACCGAGTGTTCCTAGTTCAATTATTGTTGAAACTATAACTAAGGCCAAATATAAAATTCTTTCTGAAGAAAAGGGTTATTATGATGTAGATAAAAGAGATGTTGTCAAATATCCGAGTAGGTCAATTAAAGACCAAGAAAAGTCCAAAAAGGCTTTAAAATATTTACAATCTACAGATTGGAAAGTATTACGCCATATTCGAGAAACACAACTGGAAATTCAAACTACTCTTTCAACTAAAGAATATATTACATTAGAAAAAAATAGACAAAAACAATCTAAATTGGTTAAATAATCTTATGGCATACTCAAAAATAATTCATACAAAGAGTGAAGCAGTTGGCGCTGTTCCAGCTCAAAATAGTTTGTCGTATGGAGAAATAGCGATTAACTATTCAGATGGTCATTTGTATATTAGAAAGGCAGATAATACTATTCATAAGGTAGCATCTTCTGATTTTCCAACACAAATTGGAACTTTAACGTCTGATGTTAGGTCTCTTACTAATACACTAAATTTTCTTAATTTACAGTTTAGAGAAGCTGAAGATCTAGATTTTGGTCGAGGTAATATTAATGCTATACGATCACATAACTCACTAACATATGGTTTAAATAATGAAATAGGAGCGAATGCAGAAAATAGTTTATTGTTTGGAGTTTCAAATGAAGCCGCAGCTAAAAAAACAATTGTATTTGGTAGGAATAATACAGCTACAGGTGAGGATGCTATTGCGATTGGATCCTATATTACAGCTCCAACAGGTGTTGCTGAATTTGGTAAATGGACTAATGACACTACTCGCGGATCTACAATTCGATGCGGAAATAATAATGTAGGAATATCATTAAGTAATAGAACTGTATCATTTACTGATGGAGGTGTAGATACAGGTGAGGAAGCAGTTGATACTCTTCCAAGAGAGATGTATGCTATTCGTAGAAACGAAGATGAAATACTTCTTGATGTTAATATTGGCGGAACGATTACGACGTGTTCTTTCGGTGAATCAACTAATAATGGCAGTAATACTTCAGTTGGAGCAGCTATTCAAAACAATCGGAGTGACACAACCACAGTTGATTCAATTCGTAAATTAACACAAGCAGAATACGATGCCCTCGACAATGTTGGACAAATTTTGGACTCTACTATATATATAGTTACCAGCGCTTAATCGATTCATATAAATAGTTTTTATGGCAGAAGATAAAAAAATAACAGAATTAAACGCTTTACCAGCTATTGATTTAGATTTAGGAAATGATTTTTTAGCAATTGTTGATACTGACGGGAATGAAACAAAAAAGATTACTCCCGATAATTTAATGTATAAAGCTGTTAAAAGCGATAATGTTAATAATATTGTTACTCTTACTTTGGCAGAATACGATGCTTTAACCACTCCGGTAAGTACAACTCTTTATGTTATAACAGATTTATAATAGATTATTATGTCTTCTTTACTCGATATACCAGATATTAAGCTTGGATCAACTCAAGTTATCGAACTCAAATTGGGTTCAACTTCGGTATGGACTGCAGAATCAGATCCGGAGCGAATATGGGGATTTAGTCCTCCTAGCGGAGGAGAAGAGATAGAAATTATATGCAAATTTGCTGGAATAGTATCTTTAAATTGGGGTGATGGAAATACTGATAGATTAATTAGCGGTGTCAAATTCGATCATACATATTAAATAATAAAAAATTTTACTAAGGTATCATAAAATAATGAGTAATAAAATTTACATAGGAAACACATTAGTATCAGAAGAGACTTATAATATAAGTGAAATAGATTCGGCTTTAGACTTAAAGGCGGATCAAAGCACAACTTATACTAAGGCCGAAGTTGATACTAATATAGCAAATTTAGTTAATTCTGCACCAGAGACACTAGATACTTTAAATGAATTGGCTGCTGCGATTAATGACGATGAGAATTTTGCAACGACTATTACAGATAGTATTGACGCCAATACTTCTGATATTGCAACAAAAGCACCTATTAATAATCCATCGTTCACTGGTAATTTAATAAACTTTGGTGGTCAAACCAATTTTGATAAAAAGGTTAAAATTACACCAAACGCTGGAATAGGATTAGAAATTTTCTCAAGTAACCCAAATAACGCTGCGGTTACTTTAGAGGTGAAAGGGCCCGCTACTATAGGACACGATCTTTTTCAAAAAAGTGGTTTTACTAATGGGTTTAGCGATGGCTCAAATCATTTTCACTCTTTAATCGATATTAATCGTATTAAACAAGAACCTGCAGGAGATGTAAAGAATATACTAAGAGTTCAAGAAAGGTATTATGCTATTCAAGATAATCTTCTTCCGAATAATAAAGCAGCCTTTTGGGCTCAACATCGAGTTGCTCGTCCTATTGATACAACAGTAATTGATACATCGACTGCTACTCTTGACGTATCATTACTTCAAAATTCTGGTAATCGCGATGCTAATAATCAAGTATTCTTTGTAAGTAATACAACACCTTTAAATAAGTCTGAAGAATTAGAAATTACAGCGCCCACAGCCGATAACGTATTTAGCGGAATGCAGACTGGAACCCAGATAAGAATAAAATTCGGTCACTCATTCGTTGGTCCTATTGTTGCAGCGAAGTTATTCGGTAAGGTAACTGGAGTGTTTGCCTCAAATGGTACTGAGCGGATTACAGTTGAATTATACGGAGGCAATTATAAAACAACGAGCGAAGTACCTCTTGGAACAGATCAAACAGCATTGACGTTCGATAATGTAGTGCTTGAAACGATTGGAACAAGCACTATCGTTCAACCTGGTAATGAAACAAACCTACAACTTTATTCAAAAACAAACTTTACGCCAAATCGCTTAAAAGATGAAACAGTAAAAGCAACATGGTCAGTAGCTCATGGATTGGTAAAGAACGAACACTGTACGCTTATTACAGATGGTCGGGATGATTTAATAATTAAACATGCTGCGTATGTTCTCGATCCAGATCCTGATAGTGATGGATTAAGCGTAATACTTGTTTTAGGTCGTCGAATTACACAACTTGATTTAGGTCCATTTACAGCATTTGGTAGTTCTAATTGGACTTTACATAAAGGAAGTACCGATGGTATCCACGATGATACACTGGGTGATAATTTAATTAACTTTGACGCTAATAATCATGGTGATTATACAGCATACCAAATTGGTCCTGGATCTCAAACAGATGCAGATTGTATTGCAATTGGTAAGAACGTCTATAATAAAGACGCTTCAACAATTAAGATTGGTTATGATAACGCAATGCTTGATGTAAGGTCAGACGGTATTGTAGTTGATGGAAATGTCACAGGAACAACACCGACCACAGGCGCGCACTTAACTACAAAGGATTATGTTGATACTGCAATCAGTACTAACGCATCTAACATTGCTACTAACACAGCAGATATTGCAACCAATGCAAGTAATATTAATTCTATTGTCGAATACCCTTACACGACAGACTTCATATCTGGCACAGAGCGGACACGTGACCTTACGACTATTGATAGCTCATCTGGGTTTTTATACGAGTACAATCTTACTTCTGTTTACATTGGAAGCAATGTGACCTCTATTGGTAGTTATGCATTCACTTACACTCCGGCCCTAACATCTATTACGATTCCAAATAGTGTGACTACGATTGGAGATAATGCATTCAAAGACACTTCGGGCCCAACAACTATTAAGCTTCCAAATAGTGTAACATCGATTGGAGCTAGTGCATTCCGTAGCTGCAGTTCCCTGACCAATATTACGATTCCCGATGGAATTACTTCACTTAGTACTAATATTTTCAGGAATTGCTCAAGTCTTACCAGCATAACTATTCCAGATAGCGTTACTTCGATTGGTAGTGATGCTTTTAATTACTGCTCATCTCTTGCCAGCATAACTATTGGTGATGGTGTAACTTCGATTGGTAGTAATGCTTTTTATCGCTGCAATATGTCCAGTATTACGATTCCAGATAGTGTAACATCGATTGGAGCTAGTGCATTCCGTGGCTGCAGTTCCCTGACCAGTGTTACGATTCCAGATAGTATAACTTCGATTGAGGATCATTCTTTTGACGGCGCAAGTCTTACCAGCATAACTATTCCTGATAGCGTGACCTCTATTGGAAATTATGCATTTACTTACTGCAACTTTACTAGTGTAACTATTCCTGATGGTGTAACTTCGATTGGTAATTTTGCTTTCAAGAGTTGCGCAAGTCTTACCAGCATAACTATTCCTGATGGTGTAACTTCGATTGGTAGTGGTTGTTTTAATTACTGCATAAGTCTTACCAGCATAACTATTCCAGATGGCGTTACTTCGATTAACGAACGTGTTTTCCGTAGCTGCAGTTCCCTGACCAGTATTACGATTCCAGATAGTGTGACTACGATTGGGGATTATGCTTTTCAGTCCACAGGCCTAAACAGCATTACGATTCCAGATGGCGTTACTTCGATTAACATTCGTACTTTCAGTGATTGCCCAAGTCTTACCAGCATAACTATTCCTGATAGTGTAACATCGATTGGGAATTATTCTTTTGCATCCTGTTCCAGTCTTACCGATATAACTTTTCCAGATGGTGTTACTTCGATTGGTAGTGGTAGTTTTTATTACTGCACAAGTCTAGCTACAATCAACTGTCTGGCTACCACCGCTCCAACTTTAGGTTCTAGTGTATTTCCCGGTATTTTAGCTACTGAAATTCACGTTCCAGTGGGGGCAACAGGATACGGAACTACATATGGAGGTTTGACAGTCGTCTTCGATTTATAGTTGACTTTTAAAGACTTAAATATATTATAAATAAAATATATGAGTAAACAACTACACTTCGTATCTGGTCTTCCACGAGCTTGCTCAACGCTGCTCTGTAATCTACTTGCACAGAACCCAAAGGTTCACGCTACGCCTACTAGTGCCTTGCACGAAATAGGTTATATCGCTCGACAGGTCTTTCAGACCGAAGAGGCTAAGGCAGTGGATAAAAAAAATGTCCTTGAGCCTATGTATCTGGACTACGTCAAGGCTGGCTGTGAGAATGCTTTCAACAGCATTACCGACAGACCCGTAGTGGTGGACAAGTGCCGCTCTTGGATTGGTCACTTAGACCAGCTCTTCAAGGTCTGGGAAGACGCTAAGGTTCTTGTTCCTGTTCGTGACATTAGAGGTGTTTTGTCCAGTATGGAGAAGAAGCGTAGACAGCATCCAGAAGTGTTCAACGGTATTGAGCAACAGAATCCGCAGAACTGGACGACTATTGAAAAGCGTGTAAACGGCTGGCTACAAAGCCCTCCTATTGGAATTGCTATCGAACGCTTGCACGAAGCCAAGGAACGCTTTGGTAATAGGCTTATGTTTGTTCACGCCGATGACTTAACGGAGAACCCTCAAGACACAATGAACAAGGTCTGGGAGTATCTAGGCGAAGAACCATTCATCCACAATACTTCTAACGTAGAGCAATATACTCAGGAGTATGATGTTGGCTTCCCCTACGGAGACCATATCATACGTCAAGAAATTAAACCCTTAGTGAAAGACTGGCACGAGACATTAGGTCGCCAGCTGTCAGAGCAACTTAACCAAAAATTTAACTGGATAAATAATTTATGAAATATTCACTAATCAACCCCAGAGGAAGAGTCGTTAGCACATCGGATAAAGAGTTTAAATCTACTCCCGAAGGTATGGAAGTAGTAGAGATTACCGAAGAACAGGCAGAGCAAGTTGAATCTTCAACCAAACCTCTCTTTCTCATCGAAGGAGACCTGATTACATTCAAAGCAAAGCTATGGAGGGAACAGCCCGAAACTGTAAAAGAATTATTACGTCCAGAG